TGTAGTCCTTAAAAAGCACCTGCAGACGGGAAACAAGCGCATCCAGAAGCATCAAGGCAATCATTTGAATGCTCCCAGAAGCCGGAGGATTTCATGATCCAGCCTTTTTTCAAAACGTTCCGATGCACCCTTTTCCATTGCCGCCACAGTTTCTTCGTTTTTGACGATCTGTGGAATCGACGGAGAGATTACGGGCTCTATGCTGTTTTTTCCGCTCCCGATTCTGATATAGGGCTTGTATTGTCCGCCTCGCCCTACCAGGAAAGCGTTTTTCAACGGCTTTAGGCCATCCGTTTTTACGGCTCCCATTAACCACTTGCCTCCCTTGGAAGGAGAAGAGGGGATCAGTTTATAGGCCGCCAGGGACCGACGTGGCCCCCGAGACAGCATGGTTGCCGTGAGCTTCCCTGCACTCGCCTTTTTAAGCGTGAGGGTCTTTCGGATATCCGATGCTTTGGCGTGATAGCGCTTTTTCGTCTCCGATGCGGCATCGGTCCGCAAGCCCTCCAGGGTTCGGTTCGTCGCCAAAGATAGAACTCGGGGAAGCGCACCGGGAAGACCACGCAATGCGGCGTTGGCCCTCTGGAGCGGTTCTGCTGAGATATCGATCATCATGCCTCATTCGCCTCCAAGACGATGCGCCAGACGCAATCCTGAATCAGGCGTGCCTCGGCCACGGTGTAGAGCCTGCCGTCCAGCCTGAGGGCCTGCTCGGCCCTCACGTCCTCAATCTCCGAGCCCCGGACGAAGAGAACCCCGCGGCTCCTGTAAATGCCCTCGGGGTTCTCGTTGCTGCCCACTCGTATTTCCAGCGCCTGTGTGCGCCGGTCTCCGACGAAGACCGACAGGATCTTCACGCCGTCGATGTCGTGGAACTTCCCGAATTCCTCCGGGTCGAACCAGACCTCCCCATCTTCGAGATCCTGCGCCACCTGTTCACGGAAGGTCGCAGGCTTGTCGTAAAGTTTAAGGAGATCCGGGTCCATCGGAGTCCCTCAAGATTCCGATCAGGTCAGCCTTGCTCATCCCCTTGACCACCTCAATGCCGCGGTTTCGGGCCAGTTCCGTAAGGTCCCTCATGGTCCTGGCCTCATAGTCCTCTTTGGACGCTACATCTTCGGCCTCCGCTTCGGATACGGCCTCCAGACGCTCCGCCCGCCCCTCGGCAATCAGGCCGGGGACTCCCTCCATCTCCGGCAAAAGGTCGCCGGGGCCGTAGAGCACTCCGCCGCACAGCACCCGCCCGGACAGCAGACGTGCTTTCATTGCTATCGCCCCCTATGCGCCCGTCACGACGCCCTTGAGCACCATCCAGCTCTTCAGGTCGTGGGGCATGGGCAAGGGGCGGGAGCTGATGGAGCAGAATCGCTGCGGCGGCTTCTGGGTGAACCAGGTGTTGGGCACGTAGTCGTCCATGTGCGTGACGAACTGTCCGTCCTTGTCGATCAGCGTCACGGCTCCGAAAAGCATGGAGTTCTGCTCCGAAGTAGACTGCATGATGACCGTCTCCGGATCGACCAGCGGCTTCAGCCTGGGCTTTCCGTTGGAGTCCAGATCGTTCTCGTCCGGGAACCATTCGTTGTAGGTGAAAAGGTCGAAGGACACGCCGGGAGCAAGGATACGTCCCAGGTAACTGACCCCGTTCTCGAGCTGCGAGGGCCTGATCTCCCCCAGTTCGACGCGCCTGTTGTCGAGCATTTTCAGCAGGGGCTCGTTCTTGAGCAGCGCGTTTGCGGCAGCCTCGCCCATGATGAGCATGTCGGGATTCACGCCGCACTTATGGAGCTCCCTGGCGAGGGTGGAGAGCTGCCCCAGAATATCGAACGTCGGGGTCCAGCGGTCGCTGGGGCTCAGGGTCGTCACGTTCCCGAACGCATAATCGACCAGCTGATTGACCCCTTTACCCTTGATCACCAGCTTGCCGTCCTGTTTGACCCTGGCGCACATGTACTCCTCGCGCCGATAGATCGTGTCCTGAAGGTCGAGAATGTCTCTGGCCGCGATCTTCGCCGCCCGGTCCTCCGGCGTCATTCCGCTGTTGTATACGGCCTCCCCCAGCATCTTCTGCGCCAGCGTATCGTTCGTGATCGGACGATCCGGCGCCACAAGCGGCGGCTGAAAAGTCCGGATTTCGTATCCGTCCCGCTCTATCGATTCCGACCCGATGCGGGGGTTGACGAACGGGGCAAGCCGGCGTTTGCCCTCCTGAAACTCGAAGCTCACCGTCTCCGTCGGGAAGTAGATGGGGTTATTGAAAAACCTCGACTTGAAAAATGTCCGCAGCGGCAGGGTCTTCTTGATGACCCCCCGCAGAGTCCGGGGCTCGTAAGGATCCCTCATGTCCTGCCTCCTATTCGTGCGTGTCCCGCAAAAAGATTTTGTGTCTGCGGAGCGGCTCCCGTGCCAGCTCCAGCTGTGCCGGACGCTGCGTCCCCTCGGTCACCCAGGGAAGAATAACCTCAGCGGCGTTGAAATCGCCCTCAAAATAAGCCGCCACATCCGCGTGCTCGGTTGTCTTCAACGTGGTGCTGTCCGCCAGGATTGCGAACGTCGCCCCAGCGGTCGACAAGCCTGCGGAGGTGCAGGGAACGAAGACCTTTGCGCCCTCCTTCTCTACGCTCATGAGGAGGGTCCCTCGCGCCAACGTGCCCTCCTGCTCCACCCGAATCCTCACGATATCCGTATGCACAACCCCCTTGGGGCCCACAATCAGCATATCCGGGGCTGGAATCGCCGCCTCCATTTTTACCAGATCCATCGTAACGGGATCACTCATCGTGCATACCCCCTCATGGAATTGATCTCGCCGGCGATCTTGTCGATCATCGCCTGCGTCTGTTCTTGTGTTCCGGCCGCGGCCTGCGGGGTCAGGGCGGCGTTGCAGGCGTCGGCATCGATGGACCTGTCCGCCAGCGCGGAGGCGTTTTTGTCCGCCTGAAGCAGCTCAATGGCAATGTCCCGCGCATCCTTGGGCTCCTGGTACTTCGCTTTATCGATGATTGCCTCTCGCCCAGGAGAACTCAGGCTGTCCAGAGCTTTCAAGCGCTCCCGTTCCGCCTGTACGCCTCTCTCGTATCCCTCTCCACCGGCAATGTCCCGAATCTGTGCGACAAGCTGGGGACACTCCCGCTCCAAATCCGCAATGTTTTCGATCTTCAAGTTATCGTCCTCCTCGTGTCCCTCAAAGGGAATCTCGTGCGCCGCGAATGCCAGGTGAGTCGTCTGCATGAAGCTTTTTGGCAGTTTGGACGCCATGCCGGGGCCCAGTCGCGCGGACCCCTCCGGACCTCCCAAAAGCAGCGTACCGCCTTTTGATGCCAAGGCGGCAATCTCCACGGCTCCGTCCAGGGTGTCACAGAATCCCAGAGCCAGCGCCTCCTCCGCGCTCATCCAGGTCTCGTCCTGCATCATGGAGATGATGCGGTCCCGATCCAGCCCTGTCCTTTCCACGTAGGCATGCGCAAGGGTATCCCGGACTTTGTCCAGGACCTCGGCTGCCTCGCGCATATCCTCCGCCTCGCCGCAGGCCCACATGGCGGGATTATGAATCATCATCAAAGCGTTTTTGGGCATGATGATCTTGTCCCCGGCCATCGCCACCAGGCTGGCAGCACTGGCGGCCAGACCGTCGATACGCACGGTCACCGCCGCCGGATGCGTCTTCAGGTAGCTGTACATCGCCTGAGCCTCGAAGACATCTCCACCGACGCTGTTGATGCGCAGCCGAATATTCTTGACATCGCCCAGTGCCTTGATTTTTCCGATCAGGGCTTTGGCCCCCTGATAATCCCAGTTGTCGTCGTATCCTCCAATAACGTCATACAACAGAATCTCCGCATCAGTCTCACTTTTCGCCGTTATCGTCCAGGGCATTGTCTCCCTCCTTCTTGCCGTTTTCCGTTTCCTTCGGGGCCTCTGGAGCAACCGCGTTAATGCCGTCCTCCCGTCTCATGCGCTCCTCCTTTACCCTTTGGCGGTGGTTCAACTCCCAGTCCCCGCCGGTCAGCTCCGCCGTCTCGCGCTGCCGCGTAGAAAATCCGCTCAACACCCGCTGTTCCGCCGCCTTGACCTCTTTAAGTGGGTCGAGCTGCCCTTGGGTGGGGCCGTTCCATTCCGCCCACGAGTAGGAATAGGCCCGCATGGGATCGTCAAAAAATCCCGGCGCCTGCACGCGCCCTTTCAGCACGGCCTCGCAAAGCCACTCGAAGTAGATCGGCTGGCAGAAATTCGCCGCCCACCAGTTGCGCCAATACGAAAACAGCTTCCAAGCCTCCAGCAGGGCCCCGCGGCTGGCCGAATAGGAGGCCGTGAAGTGCAGAAAAAGCAGCTCGGCGGGAACGCCGAGCGCCGCCCCGATTTGCCGGGTCAAGGACATGACGAAGGCGTCAAACGCCTGGTTCGGCCTCCCCGGCGTCAGCGACTTCGCGGTGGTGTCCTCGGGAAGGTCGATGATGGACCCGTACATCCCCTGCATGGAATCGATGTTGTCCGGAAGGCCCGGAACGGGGCCCAGCCCCTCTTCACTTGCGTATTCTTCTCCGATCTCTCCCTCCTTGCTCTTGTGCTTGAAAAATATGGCGTACATTCCGCCGACGACGGCAGCCATGAGCTCTGCGTCGGTATAGCGGCCCAACTGTTTCAGAGTCTCGACGACCGGAGCCAGGAACGGGACGCCGCGGTGTTGTCCTATGCGTTCGAGCGGCAGAATATGCAGGATGTTCCTGCGCCCCGTCCTCGCCCCGAATGCCGGAACGGAGACGTAGGACAGCCTGGGCTGCCCCGACTGTTCGGCCAGAGGGTGCCGGTTGGCGATATGGTAGGCAACCGCTATCCCCTCCGCGTTCAGCTCGACGCCGCCGTCTATGATCTTGCCCTGCGGCTTTGGGGAGGGGACGCAGAGCCGGTCCCCCTCGATGAGGGCAACTCGCAGGTCGTAGGGAACTCCCTTGATGGGCCTCACCGGCATCATGACGAGGGCATCCCCGTTGATCAGCATGGACCGGAAGCAGAGGTTTTGGAGCTCGTAGAAATTCATCTGCCGCCCAATATCGCAGTCCTTGGATTCCGCCCAGAGGCCGAACTCCCGCTCGACGTTCCGCTCCCATTCTGCCGCCTCGTCGTCGCTCATCCCCAGGGCTTCCGCCGAGATTCGGCAGTTCAGGGTCAAGCCCGGCCCGACGGAGTTCAGGACGACGCGCTCAATGGCCCCCCGCCCCATCGGTCCGCCGCCGGCGTAGAGGTCTCGGGAGCGTTCTCGGAGGAGTTCCAGGTTCTCGGTGATGTCCTCGGCGGGGGATCGGCTGTCGGAGCGCCAGGCGACCGTCGCGGTTTTGGTCCGGCTGGCGCCGTGGTGGGAGTAACCGGAGTTTTGGATATCGCGTTTTTTCTTCCTCTTCGACAAAAACTCACCACCCATCCTTCGGGACAACGACCCTCAAACGCGCCCGGCGCGGAGCGCTGAGCTTCGCCACCTCGTTTTCGAGCTTCGCGATCATCTTCTGGACGTCAGCCAGGTTTGCCCGAGTCAGCTTCAGCCCCTCGATCTCGTAGGACTGGCCGGTCAAGATAGCTTTCTCGGCCTTGTAGTAGAGCTCCAGCCGGGCCCTGCTGATCTCCAGCTTTATGTTTTGGGACATTGGAAAACCTCCCTCCCATTCGCCAAACATTGACAAATATTATTTACACGTGTTATAATTCTTTTCAGAAAGGGGGGGAGGGAATGAAGGAAGCACATATCAACCGCAACAAAGCGTATTCCTCGTCGGAAATCATCAAGATTCTTGAAGCGGATGGCTGGCAAATTTATAAGACAGAGGGAAGCCACCACCAGTTCAAGCACCCGACGAAAAAAGGGAAGGTGACAGTAAAGCACCCCGACAAAGATGTCCCTCTCCCAACGGCGAAAGCGATATGGAAACAGGCGGGGCTGCTTTAGCCCCGCCCTTCCAAAGAAAGGAGATAAAATGAACATCAGACCGGACAAATACCGTTATCCGGCTTTTCTGGGCCTGGATGAAGCCACCGGACGCTACTACATTCTCTTCCCCGATCTGCCCGGCTGCACTACGACTGGGGACACTGAGGATGAGGTTTTGGCCAGTGCCAGTGAGGCGCTGTCGCTCCATCTGTTCGGAATGGAGGACGACGGGGATGAAATCCCTACCCCCAGCTCTCTTATAGGGCTTCATGGAGAGAACGGCGAGGCGGTCACTCTCGTCGAGGTTTGGATGCCCTCATTCCGGGAAAAGATGGAGACGAAAGCCGTCAACCGTACCGTCACCCTGCCGGGGTGGCTTGATAAGGAAGCCAAAATTGCCGCACTGAACTACTCCCAAATTCTCCAGGACGGCATTATGGAACGGCTGAAAATCAGCCGACAGGTGTCGAAGTTAAAAAAACGCCGCATCGGAAGTCCAGCTTAAAAACTTGCATATTTCAAGAAAAAGTGTAAATCCATTGCGCAATGGATTTACACTTTTTCTATTTCAGGTTAACCCCGAAAGGGACTCCCCAAGGTGATGATCTCTTCCGTTCCCCTACGCTGCAGCGCTCAGGGCACGCAGAACCTTTTCGCGGCCGGCGTG